AGTTCCCATATCTAACACAGTGTAAAGTTTATGATATCTAAGGTAAAAAGAAAGCCAAAAGTTGTAACAACAAAGTTACAAACTGGCGATATCTTTAAATTAGTGGGCATCCCACATAAATTTAATAACGGATACATATGGATAACAGGTATGGCTGTTTCTAAAAGCACCAGAGCCTTAAATGACTGGATGAAACGTAGAAATAAAAGAAAAAGTGTTATTAAATTAAATACATTACCCCCAAAGAAAAGAAACTACAAAACATTTTGGATAGCTGTAAATGTAATCAAGAAATGGATAGAAGAAATACCTGAGGGAGACTCCCTGACTCTTAGATGTGAAGGGGTAAATTCAGAACAATTATTTAGGATTTATACAAAGTGGTTTGAAAAACATGAAAACATACCTTGGGTAATATCCGAAAAGCATAGATCATTTTTCTTTTACAAAAAAAGGACTTAGAATAGGAGTGTTAATACATAAAACAATGATCGCTTTAATCAAACCAATATTAGTAAAGTTCGCAACTTCAGAACCAGTTAAGAAATTAGTAATCGAATTACTAGAAAAATTAGTTGAGTCCACTGATACAGAATTAGATGATGCTGCTCTAAACATGGTCAAGAAAGGACTAGGCTATACGGTCACAAAGAAGTAATAGCTTAGACTTGTTGTAGCGACACGTTTATAAATGGAAGCTACAAAAGATAAACAGGAATCAAAAAACCCTTTTAGTAAATTAAAAGAGGCTATTGATGATAAAGAAGAGCAATTAGCTATTCTTGGCACCTTTATTCGGCTGGGCGTTATGGTCTGGGCCGGATTTATAATTTCATTGAACTACATCTCTTTACCCGGTATCTCTAGTGATAAAGCACCCAAGGATATTACTTTCATCGCCTCGGTCTTTACGGGTTGCCTGGCAACATTTAACGTGACCCCCGGTGGTAAGAAAAAGAAAGATGAGAAGGTTGGAGGATCTACAGCATCTGTTCCTACACAAATAATTAGAATAGAACAAGCTCCTCTAAAAATTACTACGGATACTAAGAAAAATGTATAGTAACAGAGAAAACAAAAGATTATCTATCTTTTCAATCTCTCTTGCTCTTTTATTAGGTGCATCCAACATCTCCTTAATTACCTATTTAGTAAGTACAGCGAATCATAAATCAATACCTTCTTTTGATATACCAGTTGGTCCTTATACTTCTTATCGTTTAACAGCAACTAAGAATGGATATACTCTTTCTTATAGAGCAAACGATCCAAAGAAACTTATAACTCGTACAAGAACATCTAGTCCTAAAGGACTGTTTGGAGGTAAAACAGAAGAAGTAGATCTATATGAAGAGAATACTCTCCTTGGTAAAGTGTCCTCTAAAGAAGGGGAAGTAATCACTGATGAGATGATTGCTTGTATAAAAACTGAAGGAGCTGGAGAATCTACTGGTAGGTTGATAGGTACATCTATCGGAACAAAAGCTGCACCGGCTGTATCTCAAGTACCAATAGTAGGCTGGTTAGCTGCTGGTTGGGTTGCAATGCTTGGTGGTAACAAAGGAGCAGAAGTTGGAGGAGAGATAGCAAAGTCCTTTAATGATTGTTAATTATGTTTGTTAAAAAACTTACGCTTGTTACAGGCGGTTTCGATCCAATACATAGTGGTCATATTGAATACTTCAAAGAAGCAAGTAAACTATCTGACTTCTTAGTTATTGGTTTAAATAGTGACGAATGGCTTATAAATAAAAAGCAACAGGCATTCCAAGACTGGGATGAAAGAGCCAATATTATTAAGCATCTGAACATGGTTTCAATGGTAATAGACTGGGATGACTCAGATAAAACTGCCTGTGGAGCCATAGAAAAATGCTTACTGATAGCTGATGAAGTTATCTTTGCTAATGGAGGAGACAGGATAGTTGGTAACACTCCAGAACTAGATGCCTATGGAAGAAATAAAAGAGTCACATTTCAGTGGGGCATAGGAGGAGATTATAAAATCAACAGTAGCTCTTGGATTCTTAATAATTATTACAAAGATCGAGCGATGATAGACTTTAAGTAATACTTGTCTATAGATAAAATGTTGAAGTATTTATCATTATTAATATTACTTTTCTTCCCTACAGCAGTCAGAAGTGACATCTATCACTCAATTTCTAGCTCTGTAAAATTGGAAGTTCACGCAGCTGGAACAAATGCTGACCGTATCGGAAATTCATATAGTATTTCTGGAACAGGAGTTAATACAACC